TGAACTGCACCGTCCATCGTGTACTGTTCAACTGTTTTAACTTTGTTGTTAGCCAACCCAAGAAAGCCACCCTTTGTATTACTATCCCTTTCCACACGAAGTACCTTTGGATCGTTTGCTTTATATTCTATGTAATATCCATTATGACTAACATCTGCCTTATATGATGTATAAGGGCCTACTGGTAAATTAATACTAGGTAATTTGCTCTCACGATTCGATAATGACCCAATCATACCGATGTGAGATAAACCAATAAGTCCACCCAAACTAAGAGCAAACCACTTACCCCATTTCACTTGCTTATCCATCATCCTTTCTTAGGTGCACTGCTTGGAGCAATAACCATTGGTGCTTGCTCTAGTCTAATTGTCTGTGCGGGTGCTGCCTGAGTTGCTTTCTCTATGAGCATCTCCATATCCTTCTTGGATATATTTGCACTACCACCACCAGATGCGTTCTTTTTGCGTTGTCCCGCTTCGACCCCAAAAGTAGCCAAAACTCCTGTGAAAACTGAAGCTATGAAAGTTGGATCAATATTATCCTGTTTTGATAGGCCAGGAAATTGTACATAATTTAATGTTAATATTCCACCAGCCCAAATCAAGATCCCAAGTCTCACAAAGGTACTTAGGATCGCCATCTGTTCTTCTTTATCGTCCACTGCCTCTTTTAATTTACCTAGAGGGCCTTTCTTTACCTCTTCTTTTTTAACTGCCTCTGCCATTTTAAAACTTGGGTCATGCAGCCCTATTTAGAAGATTTATTTTTCTAAAAACCTAATGGTAAATTTGGTGACTGTGGTGCTGCTTCGTCAGGTGCTGATGATCCAAAAGAAGGTATATCTAAACCTTCGAGTGCACCACTACCAAGTGATCCTCCGATTCCACCGGGTAAAACAGACTCCATAATCTTACTTTTCACATTATCAATGATTGCATCTTTACGAATGAACACATATCCACCAAGACCAACCACACCAAGTGCCACTGCACCTGAGAAAATTGCGATTCCGTTAATAATTTTCTGCATTGTAACCTCCATAATAACTCAGAAAATGTTTAATAATGCCATCACAGTTTAAATTACCTGCTGCAACCCACCGTTCGGCACATTCATATATGATATGACTTTGATATTTAGGCAAACCTCTTTCGTTATTTTTAGCACCAAACTGTCCTAAAAGAATTTTGAGTGCCTCTTGTCGAAGTAACATCTGATGAGGTGAGTACTTATATGTCATACTCACTGTCCTCACCAAAGTATGCAAGTGAGTATATATCGTGTTCTGGATCATCCATATCTATCCATTCCTCAAACTCTTTATATAATGCATGCTTATCTCCTATAGGAACTAAGGTCTCCATTCTATCTATAGACCATTCACGAGTTCTTCGTAGTGTTTGTTTCAAAGTTACCATAATCTTTACGCATGTAGCGTCCTAATATGTTGCTATTATAATACTTTGGAGTCCCATCGTCAAGTGCTTCAGTTAACACATTGTGAAGAAACAGTTGTTTTGTTTCCTCATAGTTTACTTGTCCAAGTGTTGTATGAAGACTTAAGATTTCTCTTCTGAAAGAATCTCTACCAATGCGCTTAATATCCTGTTTAAGTTCTTCAGAGCTTCCAAAGTATCGCTTCCAGTCCGACTCGCTTGTAACTCTTCTTTTTGCTCCTCTTGGCTTTCTCTTCTGCACGAAGTACTTTCTGCCGATGTAGGATTTCCCATTGATGGTGTTGGTGATGCGATAGACGAACCCATAATAGTCCCCGATATCATCAGAGGTAAAAGGATTGCCTTCGTAAATCCAAGGGTTTTCATAATCAATGTTTTTATCAGTCATTTAATTATAACATCACATTTCTATGTAGTCAATAAAAAAGAGGGTATAAAACCCTCTTGTTATACTCCCTGATTCTCTAACCAATCATACGGGTCTATGTCTCCAAAGAGTTGTTGACTATGTTTCGAGCAATCTAGATATGCTTCGATGCAATCAGCAACTTCATCATAATTTGAAACCTGAGAATGTATCTTTCTTGACATCCTGTTTAATTCCCCCAACGACATAACTTTCTACCTCCGTTTCTTGTGGTGCAACTTGTAATCCTTTTGATGAGATCCAATGCTGTGTCCAAGGTAGTGGGTTTGCTCTTTGAGCAATATCATACACGGGTTTAAGACCGACTGCTTTCATTCTTTTGTTTGCAATCCATTCAACATATTGTTGAAGGAGTTTTTCGTTAAGACCTATCATTGATCCGTTCTTAAACAAATACTCTGACCACAATTTTTCTTGATTAACAGCATTTTCAAAAGTTTTATAGAACCATGGCTCCTCCTCTTTGAAAATTTTCTTCATGTCTGGGTCATCTCCATTCCTCCATTTATTGAGGATTTGTTGTGTGATGACTAAATGTTGGTTTTCGTCTCTGGCGATAAGAGAAACGATTTTTGCCGATCCTTCCATGAGCTTAAGTTCGCCAAAAGCGAACGAGCATGCGAAGGAGACATAGAACCTAATTCCTTCCAAAATGTTGACATTCGCAACTGCTCGGAAGAGTTTTCTTTTGAGTTCATAAATTGTTGACTCGGATAAGTAAGATCCTCTCCATCCCTCTTTCCACATATTACTTTGATCGTATTCATGTGCTGAGTTGATGAAGTCATCATATGCCTGAGTAACACTTTGTGCTCTCTCAAGTATTCGATTATCACTGAGGATAGTATCAAATACCTCTGAAGGATCTGAGTACACATTCTTTATGATGTATGTGTAGGAACGACTATGGATCATCTCCATAAACTCCCATACCTTCATACATCCCTCCAATTCTGGAAGAGAACAATATGGTGCAAATGCCATACCGGGGCCTCTTCCTTGAACAGAATCTAACATCACCTGATACTTTAAGTTACTGGTGAAAATATGCTTCTGTTCTGGACGAAGTGTCTGATAGTCACTTCTATCTTTCTGTAGTGAGACCTCCTCTGGTCTCCAGAAATACCCTAGTTGTTGAGTAGTTAATCTCTCAAATACTGGGTACTTATAGTTATCATATCTTTGAATTCCAAGTGGTTTTCCAAAGAACATTGGTTGTTTTGTTGTCTCAACTTCTTCAGTGTTAAATACGGTCATTGAGTCAACTTTTTTCATTTTTGCCTCTGAACTTGTTTTAAATTTTACAAGACTCACAGTCTTCGTCCTCCGTTAAAATACAAGAAACTAATTCTCCTAGATCTGTTGATGGTGCTGGTGGTTCCTCAATCTCATCTGTTTTGATGTCATAAGTATTTTGATAGTAAGATGTCTTCCAACCATACTTGTAAGTTGTTAGAAGGTCTTGTGCCATCACAGATACCGGAACCTCGTTATCTGGATAGTGTTCTGGATTATAACTCCAATTACCGGAAATCGCTTGATCAAAGAACTTTTGCATAACTGCAACGACATTGATATATCCCTCATTGGACTTCATGTCCCACAAGAGTGTGTAGTTATTCTTTAAGTGTTGATATCCGGGTACAATTTGTTTCAACGGCCCTTTTTTCGACTTTTTAATGGACAGGTATCCTCTAGGTGGTTCGATTCCATTTGTGGCATTTGACACAACGGAACTGCTCTCCGAAGGCATCTGTGCGGACAGTGTTGAGTTCCTAACTCCGTGTTCCAAGACAAGTGCTCTAAGAGATTCCCAATCATATTTCAGGTCATTTGAAACGATTTCATCTACATCCTGCTTATATGTATCTATCGGAAGAATTCCATTTCCATATTTTGTATTCGCAGAATACTCACATGCTCCTTTCTCCTTTGCAAGGTTCACAGTGGACTTAATTAGGTAATATTGGAATGCCTCAGAAAGGTCATGAACTAACTTCCATGCCCTCTTATCACCGTAGTGTTCGCCATTCTTAGCGAGGTAATGTGCAAGACCTATGTAACCTATCCCAAGCGATCTACGCGCTCTGGTAGCGATGGCCGCTGCATTGACGGGGTATTGCTGAAAATCAATGAGTTCATCAAGACTCCTAACAGCAAGATCACAGAGAACTTCAAGATCGGATAGATCACGAATCTTACCGACATTAATAGCACTAAGGATGCAAAGAGCAATTTCACCAGTTTTGTCATCAATATGTTGTATAGGTTTAGTTGGTAATGTGATTTCCTGACATAAGTTACTCATCTCTACCTTGTCAATAAAAGATGAGTGACTATTGCAGTGATCAATATTCATTAAATATACTCTACCAGTTTCTGCTCTTTCTTTCAAGAGGTCTAATATAAGTTCCTGTGCATCTACTTGTGTCTTAGGTATAGACTCATCTAACTCATATTGCTTGTATAGATCGTCAAAAGATTCCGTACCAAAACTATCGTAAAGCCCTGCAACATCATGAGGAGAAAAAAGTGTAATCTTTTCATTGTCAATAAACCTTTGATAAAATAATGCACTCAACTGTATTGAGTAATCGAGTTTGCGAACTCGATTATCCTCTGTGCCTTTATTATTCTTAAGAACTATTATATCTCTTATTTCTTGGTGCCAGATTGGGAAGTGGACAGTTGCTGATCCACCACGGATGCCATTTTGAGTGCAACATCTGACAGTGCTTTCAAACTTTTTGAGGAAAGGGACAACCCCTGTGTGTTGAACTTCTCCACCCCTGATTTTAGCGTTGATCCCACGGATGCGACCTGCGTTGATACCGATACCTGCCCTTTGTGCAACATACTTGCCAATAGCCATATCACTGCTAAATATGCTATCGAGGGTGTCATCAATATCAACAAGAACACAGCTGGCATACTGTCGAAGAGGTGTACGAACTCCTGCCATGATAGGAGTCGGGATGTTGATTTTGTGTTTGGAAATGGCATCGTAATACTTTTTAACGAAGTCTAGTCTAACTTCTTTTGAATATTTAGAGAAAATTGTAGCAGAAATTAACAAATACATGAACTGTGGAGACTCATATATTTCACCTGTACTACGATCTTGTACAAGATATTTGTCAGTGACTTGACGAAGGCCTGCATATGTAAATAGATAATCCCTTCCATGATCGATGAAAGACTCTAACTTAGCAAACTCTTCCTCTGTATATAAATCAAGGATCTCAGGGTCATATATGCCCTTCTCAACGCATCTCTGTGTATGTTCATAGACTGTTGGAAGTTCATGTAGTCTAAAAAAGACTTGTTTTCTAACCGAATATAATAATAATCTTGCTGCAACAAATTGATAATTAGGATGATCTAAATCAATTAGATCAGATGCACTTCTTATGAGAATCTCTTGTATCTCTCTTGTTGTGATTCCATCATAGAACTGTATTCCAGAATTAATTTCGACTTGACTTGCTGATACTCCTGCAAGGTTTTTACATGCTAGTTCGACCATTACATGTATTTTTTCAAGGTTCAAGGGTTCAATCGACTTATCCCTTTTGACAACTTTTGTTCCGTTGCTCATATTTTCTTCCAATAGTTGAATTTAATTTTTGCTTGTAGACCAGAATATGTATTTGATTCTATCACTCTTCTGACATCGTGTCCAGAGTTTATCATGTCATTCACATCTTTCTCCTGTATGGAGGAAGGCCAGATGACTACCTTATCTCCTCGATTAATGGTCTTGTGGATTCTTTCAATGATTTCTCTGTTACGAGGTTCATTATCAAAAACCCAAATATAACTGCTCCAACCAAACGACCGAATATCAAGATCGGAACCGCACATAGCAACCGAGTTCTCCACGAAGGTGGAATCGAAAGGCCCTTCAAGAATGTAAATGGGTTTTTTTGTGTCAATTTTGTCCAATCCATAAATTTTAGGTGCGTCTTCATTGAGCATCACAGTGATATATTTAACATTATTTGGGCCTAGACTTCTGCCTTGAAAACCAATTATGTTTTTATCCTCATCATGCATTGGAATGATGATCCTAGATTCATCTTTTGTAACATCATGAAAGGTATATTTCTGAGTATTAACCCATTCTTTAAACTTTGCTGCAAAGAAAAAATTAGATGGTTCAAGACCCCTTTGTGTTAAATATTGTTTCGCTATAGGAACTTCTGATGCTCTTGGTAAGTCAAGTTTCTGTTGGAATACAGGTTTCTTAAATTCAAACTTAGGTTCTTCCACTACAAAATTTCTTCCCCCTGCATGACCTTCCTTAAACTTCTCAAGCACATATTGCTTGTGAAGAGTGGTATCAATTTGCTTGAGAAAGTTATTCAATGACGAACTTGCACCACAGTTATGGCACTTAAAGTTTGTATTTGTCTTGACTTGATAGAAATATCCTCTTGCCTTATTCTTGTGCTTCTTTGAGTCACCACAGATCGGACAGCGAAAATTATATAAGTCTGCCTTCACTCTTTTGAACTTTTCTAATCGTGAAGACACCAAGCCTATGTACTTGGAATCAATTATATCCATATGGATATTGTTACTTTGTTTGTATTATACCCGAAGTTGGTGGTGGAGTCAATGCACCCCTTAAAAATCTTTGACCAATCGGAGATACTATGAAACTTATTATAGTTAAAGAACCCGCGATTGTCCACATTTTCTTTTCGATTGTTCTTAAACGATTGTCTACAAGCATGATATCTCTTTCACATCCCTTCTTAATATCTGTTGCATGACGATCTAATTTCTGATCTACCTGTTCAATTTTTTCAAATAATACTGCATCAATACGATCTTGTTTATCTAACTTCTCATTATGAACTGCAAGAAGTTCTCCCATTTTAACAGAGTTCTCCTGCAGAGATTGAACAACTTTTTCTAATCTCTCTAATATTGCTGCATTAACATTATTATTGTCATCCATCTTTTTTATTAGTTAACCACATCTTTCGTGATCCACGACCACCATAGATATATTTTTTCTTTTTTCTCACAGGTGGATCATCTCCTGCCTCTCTTGTTCCTGCAATTTGACCACCACCAACATTATTCGTAGGGGCAGCCATCGCTGCTTCCTCACGAAGAGTCTTAACAATAGATATGATCTTATCGATATTCATTAAACTGAGTGCAGTTCTTTTACACAAACTGGATCTTCCGGTATGTTATGAACCGGAGTCTTCGGATATTCTGGTATGCGATTTAAGAATACAAGGAAACTTTTAATCGCTGGCCACAAATCCTCTTCTAGATTATAAAACAAAAGGGCAATTGCTGCGTCATTGAATACATTAAACAACACCGTCAGGTGATTCAGTATTAAATGAGTTTTCAATACCCCTGTGTTTTTATATCTTTTTAGAAGTCTTTTAACATACTTGATACGCTTTAAATCATCCTCAAAGTCATCTTTGGTAAGAGCATGTGGATTGTCGTAGAATTTTATAGCAAATAACAAATAGTTGTCTTCATTCAATTCATCAAATCTCATATGTTTAAGTCATCCTGCAATATTTATGCAGCAACTGTCAATGTTCCAGCAGCAGTTCCAATCGCAACTGAACTAGTGATTGTAGATGCAGAGTTTGTTCCGGCATCCTTGATTGTACCACCGTTCAATGAAACTGGGTTTGCTACAACCTTTAAAACATCATTAGCGTTTGTTGCAGCGTTGTTAGCAGCAATTGTTTTTCTGAAAGTAAGTTCGTTTGTACCTGTTCCAGATAAGTAGTTACATGTAATATTTCTAGAAGAAGATGTTTGATTAGTAACTAAGAACTGTGGTGTGCCTGTTACATCAACTGGTTCGTTGAATCTAACTAACATATCAATGTTACCACCATCTGACTTGTCAAATGCTGTAGATTTAAATTCAACTTCTGTAATATCAGCAAGACCAAGACTGGTTGCCAATCCACCTATTGCTACAAGAACTTCTGGTGTTGCACTTGTATTATCGTTTCCACTAAGAGCAGAACCAGCTTCGAGCACCCAACCACTTGCATTTGCAAATACTTGTTTCTTCTCAGCTGTGGTCAAATTCTTAGGCTTAGACTCGTCTGAGTCTGTCGCTCCCCATAAAGGCATGATTCTCTGTATAACTTTTCAGAGATATTTATAAAAGTACGAGACTTTTACCTTGCTTTGATAGCCTCTTTGACGGTTTCGAGCAACTTGTCATCCATATCAGTCTTGGTAAGTTTAACTGCCTTACCTAGAATGACTAGACATAAATCAATAAGTTTCTCTCCCAACTCTGAATCTTCTGGGATCTTATCGACAGCATCTTTAATTATTTTTGATGCAAATGGTAATAAAAAAGAGAGCATTGTATTATTTTTGAACTCACTCTATATATATCAATCGTACCTCTTTTTGCCTCCGACGATTCGACCAGTTCCTTTTTTATCGTAGAATTTAACACCGTGCTTCTTGGTGTCGGAATATAGTCTCTCGGATTCTTTCTTTTTCTCTCTTGCTCTTTCCTTTGCATCCCTTATACGCTTTTGCATTTCGGGAAATGAAATCTTACGATTTAACTTGAGTTCTTCTGTAGTGACCTTTTTCTCAGGTAAACCTTTGTGTTTTGTTGAAGCAAACTTTTTTACATCAGTTTTCTTCATATCCTCAGCTGCTTTTGCAGTCTCAGGTGTAGTTGGTGCTTGTTCGCCTTTTTGAATGGCGCGAACGATTCCAAAGAATCTTTGTTGTTTCTTGGAGAGTGCTGGCATTTTAAGTACCTAATCCACCCTTGCGTACTGCTTGCACATTGACATAATCCTGTGTACTCCTGTATCCTGCCTTCTTTGCCTTGTCTGCAAGTGCTTTACTCTTTGCTTGTTGATCCTTTTTCTTTGCTGCCATTGCAGTAAACTTACCAGTTCCGGCATCAGACTTAGCACCTTTGACTTTCTTAGGTTGATTGGCACCCATGCGTTGACTACCATATTTCTTCATAACAGATTGAAATGCTAAATCTTTCTTAGCACTTCCACCTTTTTGAATCGGTTTGCCAGTTTTAGTATCAGTTCCTTTTTCTTTCTCAAAACGATTGAGTTCAGTAAGAAAATCGTTAAACCTCTTCATTAGTCTCTTTCAAAGATTTTTTAATATCAGATGCGACTGTTCCTTTAGTTTTTACACCCCTTCTCGCCTTATGCTCTGCTCTTCTTTGAGCTTGTGCTTGATCAGTCTCTGTATTACCGTGAGAAGCTTGTTTTTGTGGGCCGTAAGCAGGTTTGTAATCAGATCCAAACTTACTTAATTTTCTGGTGGTAATTTTATTACGATTCATTGCATCACTCTTCTTACCATATCCAGATTTAGGATTTAATACTGTTACCTTTTTAAAAGTTTGCCTTCTTTTCTTATCAAGACTACCTTCTGTGCGTTTTACTGGATCACTCTCAAATCTTTTAATGTTTCTTCTACCAACATTTCCTGTCCCTCTATGATCATAACCATACTTACCTGTTTTTCCAGCTCTCTGTTTGCCAGATAGTTTTTTAGCAAACCTTTTACCTACTCCACCACCACCTCTTACAGAGGTTTCCATTCTTTCCTGTTTGTTAAGTTCATCAATCTGCTGTTCATCATTCTGATAAACCTTTTGATAAGCGTCAATAAGACCTTGATCAGGTTTATAACCCATGTTAAGACCCATTGCTCTCATCTTATTTTTTGCAAGGTTGATCTTTGTTGGCATTGAACGAGGATCATCTTCCTCTTTCTTCTCTTTCTTAGACTTAGGTTTAGTATCCATTTCTGATTTCATTTCAACAGATTCTTTCTCCATCTGTTTAGTTACATAATACTTCCCTGATGCACCAAACTGTCCCTGTTTTCTAAGTTGATTTCTATCTTTTCTTCTTTTTGCTGCTGCTCTTTCTCTTGCTGCTATTCTGTTTTCTGTTCTACGAGCATCTGCTATTTGAGCTGCAGTTAGTTTGTAATCTCCCTCTTCTATGGTTTCACCTTCTTCTTCCTTAAGACCTGATTTCTTTTTCATTGCAGCATTCTGTTTCATAATTGTTGCAATACTACCAGAGATACCAGTGAAGTTATCCTTAGAAGGATCTGATTGCTTAGATGTCATCCTATCTTTTTTCTGTTGTTCAGGATCTCTTTGATATCCTTCAACCATCTTACCTTCTGGTTCTTTAGATGCCATGATCTGATCACCAGCACCCATACGAACTGCTTGCATTTTCTTCATAAGAACCTGCTTCTTCGCCATGTTTGCTTTCTTTTGCTTTGCTTTTAATTGTGGATCCTCTTCCTTAGTATCCATTTGCTCTTTCACTTCATCAGGAAAAACTTTAATAAGTTTTTTATTATTAACTCCTTCACCTGTGATTTTCTTTTCTTTCTCCTGATTTTTCTCGACAAGTCCTTTAAAGTCAGTCCATACTTTATCTTCACTTGCAGCAATTGCTTTACCGATAGCCTTACGACGATTCATAAGATACTTATCAGTCTTATCTTTTTTACCATCATTATTAATGTCACCATCTTCCTTTCCAACTGGATCTAATCCCTGTTTTACTTTTGCAGTTGATGATCCTTTATATTTTTCTGATTTAGTGGGTTCACCATA